ATCCATCGCGACTAACTTCAAGTTCGACAGACCGGTATATTTGAAGGAAGATGGCGACTATTGTTTCGTCGTGCAATCTCGGTCAAACAAATACACGTTGTGGACTAGCAAGCTCGGTGAACGATCCATCGAAACGGGAAAGATCGTTTTCGATCAGCCATATAATGGATCGTTATTTAAGTCAGAGAATAACTTCACGTGGTCTGCAGAGCAGAACGAAGATATTAAGTTCAAGCTCAACGTTGCGAAATTTATTCAACCATCGGGTCAACTCAATTTTGGGTTGACTTCTAACACTATATCTATCCCATGTACGTCGTTTTACACGACGGCTGGTATCAACCGTGTAACTGTGAAGCTGCCATTTAAACACGCGATGTCAGTCAATAACAAAATTGGCATACTGACATCTACAGTTGGTACATACAACGGTATAACTGCTGCTGATTTGTCTTCAGCTCCTGTTACCGTCAAAACGATCGTTGATGATTTTTCATTCTCGTTTGATACGAACGGTAGTAATTTAGCAACTTCAACCGGTAAGATAAAAACCGGTGGAAAAATCACTGCGTTGAGCGTCTATGGTTCTCCAACGAATATCGTTTTCAGCAATCCACCTGTAGTGAAATACAATGGTACGATTATTGGCGAATGTATTCTAGGGTATGATGGCCGCATCGTTAGTACAAAGCTAGTCGCTACATCGCTTTCATTTACAGACGAACCTGTCGCAGTCTTATTTGATGGCGCTGTTCAGTATAATGACTGTGTTCTTGTGACGATCGAGGAAAAGTTTTACGTCAATTTAAATCGAGAGTTCCATTCGATAAACGCGATGTTCCCGAATATAACTCCACCCGGGACTCGTATAGAAGCTACTTTGTATAGTACCGACGCGGCGAATACTCCTGGTAGTATCGTAACACCGATCGCGATTAACAAGAAGTCGAAGACACTCACAAACAACATCATTTATTCGTCGGCCGATAACCCAACGATTACATCTACACGAATCGGTATCAGTTTCGCTCAAAGCGGTACATTTAACGAGAATGTTTCTCCGATTATCGATTTAAACGATTACAATATCATGTTGAATACGAACAGTATCAACGATGACTTGGCTGTCGGTTCGTCTGAAAATGAACCAGATACAAACAACACCAAAAAAGCTGCACAAACTAGGTACATATCCAAGAAACAACAGTTGCAGACGACAACAACTGGCGGCAGGGTGTTCGTGACAGCATATAGCAATTATAACTCAAATTTCCACCTGTACATAAGGACTTCTAAGAGCAGTGACTCCATTTTGCATGAAGACAATGTATGGGTGCCGATGTTGTGTGAAAAGAATCCAGACAAAAGGAATTTGAGCACGGCGGTTGGTGAATTTATAGAATATGAATTTAGTCTAGACGGCGCAGAAGAGTTCGACGTGTTCAGCTTTAAACTTGTGTTAACAACAACCGATAGACACGACCCACCGATCATTCGTGACTATAGAGCAATTATGATAGCATGATGAAAGTTAAGAATTCTGACGGATTAGTTTTGCCGAATTTGTCTAGGACCAATGGTGGGTTGTTGTCAGTGAAATCTGATACTGAATATCAACAACACAAATTGCAACAAGACGTCAAGAATCTTCAAGATAAACTCAGTAACATAGAAACTCTATTACTTCGATTGGTAAATGATGGTAAATGAGGTTCTTGGTAGTATTGCAGGAAACATTTTCTCCGGATTCACAACTGGAGAAAAAAAGACCAATGCAAGCGAAACTCCAATTTCAAAACTTGTAGCAGATCGTGCTTATGGTGTTGGCGCAGCAATCAAGACTGTGTATGAGCAACTAGTTGAAGCCAACCGTTTAACGCCAAAACAAACGGAAGACGTCATCTCTGGCGCGTTGAAGACTGCGAACGAATCGTCATCTAAAAGCGAATCTAATGAAGACTTGGCTAAACACAGTCAAGAGGAAGCGCTCCTAAAGGAAATCGCAGAGAACACTAAGCGAATGGCGGAAGCTGGTGCGGAGAAAGTAATACAAAAACCGCTAGTTTCAAAAGAAAAACCTGGTACTGAAAATGAATCTGCGGCTGAAGACAAGGTAAAACCTGAAAAAACAACAAAAGAACTTATTCGTGAGATAATCAAAGACACGGTAATAGGTAAATCTGTATCTGTATTGAATAATGCCGGTCCACTCGGCAGATTCGCGTCAGAAACATTATCTAACTACAAAGAAGATAAAAATGTAGCAAATGCATTTGGTTCAACGGTAAAATCCAGAGTCGAATCGTTAGGCCCACTTGGTAAAATCACCAATTTGATTTATGACGATGCTAAAAAGTCAACAAAAGGACGTGACGAAGTTAGAAAGCCAGCTGAAAAAGATGTAGAATCTAGAAAGCCGGCAACGGAGCGATTTACGACATCATCTGGCTTAAGCACACCTCCGCAGAAAAAGACAAAACTTGCAAGCGAAATTTTATCTGCGTTCAAATCTGGTAAAAGTCCTGGCATGTTATCTACTGTTCCTTATGCTAGCACAAAGAACTCAATAATTGGTGCAATCAAGAACATTGCTGGCGGAATATCTAACGATGAATCTAATTCTCCTGTAGAATCAAAAGCTGATTCTTCTGGTGGATTATTATCTACGCTAGCAAACGTTGATTCAATTGCGACAGCCGTGCCACGAATAGGTGCCATTCTACCAGGGTTAACTGCAGCCGGTTCTACTGCATTAGCTGGAGCCGGGGTTGCCGCGGCTGGTGCTGCAGGTTATGGTTTAGGTACTCTAATTCAACCATCTGTCGATAAATTCTTTGGTGGAGAAAGCGGTTCAATTGGTTCTCGCATATACGATTGGTTGAACCCATCTGAAGAAACAAACACGCCAACACCGGCTAAAGTGAAACCTCAGTTACAGGTTTCTAAACCACCGTTGACGTTAAGCGCAAATCCAACTAGTGTACAGTCTGAAATAAATACAGCAATGGCTGTGTCTGAGAAGTTGGCTGCTGCGAAATCGCCACAACAGCAACAACCAATCGTAATATCCAATAGTAATAACAAAGAATCGACGAATGGGCCTAGACGTCAGATAAGTATTCGAAATACTGATTCAAGTTTTGAACGTGTACAAATGAATGATTATTGGCCTGCGAGGATAACATGATAACGACAAAACAAGAACTAATCGAATATTCTTTGCGTAAATTGGGTGCACCGGTAATTAGCATCGAAATTGACCCGATGCAGTTAGACGATCGTGTAGATGAAGCCCTTGAATTTTTCAGAGATTTTCATTATGACGCGACTGAACGGGTTTATCTTAAACACCGTATAACTGGCACAACTATCACAGTTCCATCTACAATCGGATTCGTTAAAGGCGAGATAACAAAAACTAACACCGGCATCTGGTTCATGATTACTGATATTGTTGGTAATGATCTTATTGTCAACAATGTGTATACTGCAGACAATCAACCTGGTGCAGATTTACCACCTGCGACAGTAATCACCGGGCAAACGTCTGGCACTGTGTCAGCTGTGATCACTAAAATTGCAGGAGACACTGAATTGATGTCTGTACCTGTTAGCGATATGGTAACAGGCGTTGTTCGTGTTATTCCATGGGGTGTGCATAACACCAACTCAGACGCTTATCTTTTTGACCCCAAATACAACGCGATTATTTCGGGGTTTCATTCTATCGCTAGTTCATCACTGATTTACTATTCACAAGTGATGTCACACATGTCGTTGATCGACCAAGTGTTAAACCCAATAGATAGTCTAAGATACAATAAGAAGATGAACCGAGTATTCATTGATATGAATTGGTCATCCGCAAACATTGGCAGCTATTTGATTTTTGATTGTATGCGGTTATTGGATCCAGCAGTTTACACTGAGATATATAATGACCGTATGCTAAAGAAGCTGGTCACTGGTATGTTTAAAAAACAGTGGGCACAAAACACTGGAAAATACACGAATATCCAACTGTTGGGTGGTGTCACCGTAGATGCTGCGACATTGATGGCTCAAGCTGAAGCAGAGATCGAAGCTACGGAGACAGAGATTCGCGATAATTACGAGCTGCCACCAATTGGTTTTATCAACTAACGTAATACATCATGATACACCTTGTAACAACCCAACGTCGCCGAGCATCTGATAGTTATGCAGCAGCACATGATGTGCTTTATGCTAAGCACATCATCAATGTGTATATCGCTGTTAGGTTATACGTAATCTTGGCAATGAGTATTTCACTTAATGAGATATTCATTTCTAATTCAGTGACACACAATGCATTATTCCAGATTCTTAATAGCACAGAATCAACTATTGCAATTGGTACTGCGATCATCTTGACAATAGTGGCATTGGTTGATGCGTTTATTTCAGACCATAGGGACTGCGTCAATAAATACAAACTAAATATAATCGCAAATAATCGTCATATCATTTACATGGGATTGTCTCTGTGTATGTATGGGATAACTGCGGCTGTGTTATCGACTGGAGTTAGCGATACAGTTGTGCACAGATTGATGTTAGATGGCGTCATCGCTGCTGTAATCGCTGTGTTTGACGTCTATACCAAAATAGTTGTTCTAAAATCATCAATCCCAAATGAAACCGCTTCATCGATTAGCTCTGGCTAAATTTATCTTACTTTGTCTATGGCCGGTTACCGTTAGCGCAGCTATAGCCATTGAGACAACTCGTAACCCATTCGACGGGGTCACTGTAATTCAAGTGGCTGTCATGGGTTTGGTGGCGTTATTGTCAGGGATGACTGCGTTCGTTATACGGTTGGACCAAGAATATAAAACACAGAGAATTAAGAAGCAACGCAAATTGAGTTTATTTGCGGCTAGTCATATGCTAGGTTCGATATTAGCCGGTATACTGGCATTCGCATTATCGCAGCATAATTCATTTACTATCTGGTGGCAATTGAGTTTCGTCATAGCGGCAAGTTTTACTGGTGCAAAGTTCGTAGAGCAAGCCGCATGTGCGCTGCTCCGTACTTCATTAAAAAAATGATAACTCCATCGTTGTTAGCTTCATTGTATGGCAGACGGTCATTAGATAATTGGGTTTCTCCATTATTAACTGCAATTGAGATCGCAGATATACGCGATGACGGTCAGCTTGCAACGTTCTTAGCTCAGGTTGGTCATGAGTCCGGCAGGTTGCGATATATATCGGAAATCTGGGGTCCAACTAAGCAACAACTCAAATATGAACCAGGTACCGCATTAGCTAAAACTCTCGGTAATAATATCGCAGGCGATGGTTCTTTGTATCGCGGCCGCGGGTTGATTCAAATTACAGGTAAGACTAATTATACGGTAATGACTACTAAGTTGAAAAAATACTTCAGTAATTCTCCTGATTTTATTGCTGAACCGAAAAAACTACAAGAACCTTTCTGGGCAGCTGTGTCTGCAGGTATGTTCTGGAAAATGAGAAGTTTAAATAATTTCGTTAACGATTTTCCAGAACAGACACGGCGTATAAATGGCGGATATACTGGTTTGGCAGATAGACAATTATTGCTAGCGAGAGCAAAGATCTTACTAGCTCATGGAGAATAACGATGGTATTGGAACTTTTAACAACTGTTGCAGGCGGTATTTTTTCTGGTGGGGCAACGGGTCTCCTTGGTGTAATTATCCAACGGTATTTTGATAAGAAGTCCAAGGATCAAGATATTGAACTTGCAAAGCTCAGCCATGCTAATGCATTGGCTCTGGCTGAAAAGGAACAAGAGAACACTAGAATTAGAGCAGAGACAGAAAAACATGTTTCTGATAACACAGTCGACGTTTCTGAAAATGAAATTGATGGTCGCATGTTCGGATCATCTGTAGATAACGATGCAGCGAAATACCTGACACCAAAGGCTCAACTATCTAAAGGGTTTGTTGGTAAGTTTAGCGTGGTATTGATGTCGCTTGTTGATTTTCTTCGAGGTATCCTCAGGCCAGGCATGACTGCGTATCTCTGTTATATCGTCACGATGATGTTCTTCTGGGTACGCGAGTTGGCCGATGCGTATGGATTGTCACTATCAGCTGATCAGGTCGTTCAGCTGATGACGATGATTATTGGCACCATCACGTATGTGTTCACTACATGTGCGTTGTGGTGGTTCGGGGCCAGACCCCCAAAAAAGAACGGTTAACCGATGGCAGTAAATCCATACTTCAACGCTCAAAAAGGTGTAGCGAGCGAGCATAAGCTATATGAAGGCATTACTGTGGAGGCGATCCAGATATCTGGCAACGATTACGTTTATCTACCGCGTACGTTGAATAAGTTCGACCAGCTTTTTGGCGAAGATACGCTCTCATCGTTTGATAGTCATGCAGTCATCGAGATGTGGCTTGAAGACTTTTCTGGTTACGGCGGTGAATCAGAGATGCTAGCTAAATTTGGGCTTGAGGTGCGCGATACTGCGACATTTATCGTCTCACGGAAAAGATTCATAGAAGAGATTCCACAGATTACACCAACCAACAGACCAGTTGAAGTAAAATTCCGGCCAAATGAAGGCGATTTGATTTACGTACCCTTTAGCCAGTCGTTGTTTGAGATTAAATTCGTAGAAGACGAGTATCCGGGTTTTTATCAATTGAATAAAAAATTCGTGTGGGCTCTGCGGTGTGAGCTTGTTCAATTGAATAACGAGAAGTTCAATACAGGATATCCGGAAATCGACAACGTGTTTGGAACTAACATTAACAGGTTGAATAACGCGATTGCAACTGAAGACACTGGTCAGATCCTTGGCGAAGATGGTGGCATTATCATCGATGAGGAGTTTGGCCCTGTTAAACACTACGATGACGTTGTTGCGTATGGTGATGACGATAAACTGAAGAAGGAGTTCATGGACATCATGGACTTCAGTGAAGACAATCCTTTTGGTAACAACTGATGCTAACGAACCAACCATTTTACCACGGCACGACGAGAAAACTAGTTGTTGCGTTTGGTGGCATATTCAATAACGTTCATATAAGAACACGTGATAAAGACGGCAGTACACAGAAGATCGTCAAGGTTCCAATCGCATTCGCACAAAAAGAAAAATTCGTTATTCGTCTGCAACAAGACCCTGGACTCCAAGAAGATATCCAAGTCTTGCTACCCCGGCTCGCATTTGAATTGACAGGGTACAACTATGATTCTGGCCGGCAAGTCAATAAGATGAACCGGAAAATGTGTGCGATGAAGGATGGTACTGTAATAAAGACATTTGCGCCTGTCCCGTACAACGTTTCATTCAACCTTTATTCTTTCACGCGTACAACAGAAGACAACTTGCAGATCATGGAACAGGTGTTGCCATTCTTTACACCTGATATGAATTTGTCTATCAAAATGCTGGCAGATCCTGAAGTCGTTCTTGATGTGCCGTTGATTTTGAATTCAGTCAATACAGATGATGAGTATGATGGTGGATTTGAAGAACGGCGATATATCATAACGACATATTCATTCACGATGAAAGCGTTTTTCTATGGCCCATTGCTAGGTTCAGAAGATATCGTTGATGATCATGATCATTTTGAAAATGTTGGCAATAACAATCATGTGGTTAAACGCGTAGTTGTTGATTTAAATAATCAAGTCAAATACACCGCAACAGTAGATCCTTTTGCTGCCGGTGTAAACGATCCGCATAATGTGATTGAAGGTTGGACCGATTTATGACTACCCCAAACATGGAAAAGAGCTTATCTGATATATTTGACGTAGATCTGTCGAATACTATCGATGAGACGAAAGCATTGTCAGAAGTAAAGGCTGATGCGATTGCAGCCGATATAAAATCATTAGAAGCTCAACGCGAATATGTGAAAGCAAATCTGGTGAAGATAATTGAACGTGGAATGACTGCACTCGGTGACCTCAACGTCATTGCCAGTTCAACAGAGAAGGGCCGCGACTTCGAAGTCATGTCGACGATGATGAAGACATTGGTTGATACTAACGTGGAGCTGTTAAATATGGAAGTAGCGCATAAGCCAAAATTACAACAAGAAAATAATGGCAGTGTGCAGCAAGTTACAAATAACACCGCAGTTTTCGTTGGTAGTACAAAAGAATTGTCAGACTACATGCGGCAAATTTCATCCATAACGTTTGACGAAGAAAACAAATAATGTCGACAAATCAATTACGTGAATTGTATTTCGCTAATAAAATTTTCAATATCGGCGATATTGTTGAAGACACTGTTACTGGCGAGGAAATGAAAATCATTGACCGTGGGTCTAACTACATCACGGTGGAATCTAGTTCTGGTATAAAGAAAAAATGGTTGGGCGAAGTAAAGACTACAGATATCGTTCCAGATAAAATAGAAGAAAATTCTGACTTTGTCATTTTATCTGATGGACAGATCAGGATGTTCGCGTACACGACTAGAAATTTCAACATGGAGCTGTCGGAAGATATTATAGAGCAATTCGAATTGATCGATGATATGTATAGTAAACACCAGATTATCAAGAATCTTGATAATCTTTTGGGTGAATCTGCAGATTTAGAACATGCATATTTGGTCGCAGAAAAAATTGGTGGGTTTTATTCAAAGAATGAATTGGATGAACCATTCATTCTTGAGGGAATGAAAGATCAAATTGAACGCAAACGCATCGTTCAGGTTATCGCGACTGTTGCCGGCGTCGAATTGGATAAAAGCTTGTCAAAGACGATGGAAAACTGTATAGCTGCACTAAAGAAAAAGTACACAGAGAAAAAACAATGGATTGTGTTATACCCTTTTCTTAAGATCGCGAAATCGATGGGTGTGACTAATGCGACGACCGGTTTGCCATTCGATATTGCCATTTCCGACAGAGTTCCATCAAAGGATGAAAAACTGGTAGAACAAATCATAGAACTGATGGAAGAATCATTCGATGAGCTTGGCGACCCGACGTTAGAAGATATTCATGAAGCATTCCCTGGTGAATACACAGATGAAATGATCAATGAAGTCTTGTCGCTATCTGGGCGTCAAAAACTAGCACGTGACATGAGAGTTCATTCTAACCAGCTTGAAGTAAAACGTGAACGTGCATTGTCGCGTGCAGCTACTAGTTCCGTTCTGCAATCACGCGCAAGACATTTGGCGATCCAACAGCTGAAGACTCGCATGTTTCGAAAACCAGTTGCACAGATGTCGCGGCAAGAGAAAGAACGTTTCGAAGCCGGTGCATCTAGACGCAAAGCATTGGTCGCGCGGCTTGCTCAAAAACTAGTCAACAAAGTACGTATGCTCCAAACCGCGCGTATGCACGCCCAACAGACACCAGCCCATAATCTTGGAGTGTAATGATGATATCATTTTCTTCGTACATAAAGCGTATAAATGAATCCGATGACGGTAAAGTCAAACATATCGAGCACGTAGATGATCTTCATATCAATGAACCCAGCGGGTTTCATAAAGCGGTTGAAGTTCTCAAGAAAGCTAAAGAACATTCTGAAGGCAGGTTGTCAGGACACCAGCTGACCACAAAACTAGATGGATCGCCTTCGACTGTGTGGGGGCATCACCCAGAGACTGGCAAATTCTTTGTAGGTTCTAAATCGGTGTTCAACAAAGAACCGAAGATCAATTACACTGAAGCTGATATTGAACGCAATCACGGTCATGCGCCTGGGCTAGTTGATGCGCTAAAACATGCGCTAAAACATCTACCAAAGATTACACCAAAGAAAGGTGTTTTTCAAGGCGATATGATGCACAAAGGTGGTTCATCTGAATTTACACCAAACACTCTAACGTATCGTTCTAAAGGTGCAGATGCTGTAAAAGCTAAATTATCTAAGTTCGGTATTGCACCGCACACCGAATACAAAGGTGACACAATTGAGTCAATGAAATCGCAACCAATCGGTGACCATTCTGTATTTAAGAAACACGAAGACGTTCATATTGTTTCTCCAGAATATCATGGTTCAGACACGGGCTGGCCAGTAGCGCATGAGAAAAAGTTCAACGATGAACTGTACAAAGCACACAAAGCTGCCGCAAAAATCGATCATGAAGTTTTGACTCCACATCGCGAACACTTGAAGACTTATATTAACCAGACGGTTCGCACCGGTGAAACCCCTTCACACGAAGGGTACATCCAACATTTACAAAACAAGCAAGACAAAGCTGTCGCCAGTGTGAAAACTGATAAGGCCAAACAATCGAAGATCGACCATTTTCAGAATCTTATTAACCCCGAGAAAGCCAATCATACTAGAATCAGCATCTCATCTGCATTGACTGCAGCCCATCATATTTCACGCGCAAAAGATCTCGTCCTGCACCATCTAGAAAAATCAAATACTGGACTGGAAGCTAGATTGGGCGGAAAGAAAAGCCAACATGAAGGCTATGTCAGTACTCACACTGGGTCTCCAGTTAAATTAGTCGACAGACATACATTCAGTGTAGCTAACTTTGGCAATAAGGGATAAGGTTTAAAGATGGATGGTAATGAACTTGCTGGTGTATTGGAAAAGCTTGGCGTTAAGATAAAAAACAAGACCAAGACTAGTGTTACCGTTTTCGTTGACGGTAACAGAATCGAAAAGATGAAAGTCTTGGCCAATTCGTTATCGCATCTTGGCGCCACTGTCGATAACGCGCCTAATAGTAAGAGTTCTATTGGTGGAGTTGTTGTTGGAAAAGTTCTAGTAATCGTGAAGACTGAAGGTAGAACCGGTGGTCTTGATGTAGAAGCTAAAGCGATAGACGATCTAAATGATGCATGTAATTCTGCATTTATTGCAAATGGGGGCCCATTTGCAATACGATGCGGCAATAGAAAAATAACAGGCGCCGTAAAATGCGTAAAGACAGCGGGTACTCCTAAATCAGATTTTCATTTGGTCGACTCAAATAATAAACCGATAATTCATATTTCGCATAAAGCTGGTTCTAAACCAAACGACTTCCAGCAATGGGGTGGAGTTACGGAAAAAAGAATCGTTGAGCACAAAGAGGTACAGACATTCATTCAAAAATGCAAAGCACTCTATGGTAGTAGAATACCCAATGGTCAATCTGCATTTACGAAAATCAAAGATATAAGTCTTGCAAACATGAGCATCTTTGGTGTTAATTTCGACAAAGGACAAACAGACCCAAATAGAGCAGACGTCCTTATTCAAGGAGATCCTGGATTAAATCTCAATTCAGACGGTACGTATTCTTTTACTGGTACCGGTCACGTTAACTATCTTGGTGATAAAATGTCAAATGGATTTGAACCGGTATTGGCGATCATTTATAAAGGTGATCGCAGTCAATTTGATATTGGCGGCGCAAGGTTCTCTATTTACCCTGCAGATGGTAGAAAGTTTAAAACAGAACTATGAAAACTTCAGTATTAGCGTTTGGCCGGATGTCACCGGTGACATCCGGCCATGAAAAATTAGTTAAGACCGTACAAGATATTGCGAAAGAACATGGTGCAGATCATCATATTGTTCTTTCTAAATCACAAGACAGTAAAAAGAATCCATTATCTATTGAAGACAAAGTCAAGTTCGCAAGACATTATTTCCCTGAAGCAAATATCAGCGGTGCAACTGCAGAACATCCGACGTTCATGCATCATGCAAAAAAACTGTCTGACTCTGGCACCAAGCATTTAATCATGGTTGCTGGCGGCGATCGCGTCAAAGAATATCACGATCTACTTCATAAATATAACGGTAAACCGGGTCACCATAACTTCGAAAAGATCACTGTTAAATCTGCTGGAGATCGCGATCCTGATGCTGACGATGCGACTGGCGTGTCTGCATCTAAACTGCGGGGATATGCTGCATCCGGCGAGTATGATAAATTTAAATCATATCTGCCACATGGTGATGAACATGTTCACCGTGAAATGTATAAGGCAGTACGAAAAGGAATGAAGGTTGAGTCTTTCATTGCAAGTTTTAGAAAAATTATTCAGGAAAAAACAAATGGAAATCGATCAAATTTATAAATACATAAACATGACGTCAATTGGTAACTCAGTTGGCGTATCTATTTCCGGCATGCCTGCACTGGTTGTTTCTGGTGTTATGGAAAGCGGGTATATGTGGCGGGCTAGTCCTATTATGTGTAAGCTTGTAACTGGTTCAATGGAGAATACGCCTTACTGTTATTCAACTTTCGATTCGATTGAAGAAGCTGTCGCCGATGGTATCGCATCGCTCCATGCTATTGGTGTAATGCAAAACGAATATGACTTTGATCTTGCAGAAGCTGAAGTTGTTGCTGAATGCCGGCAAATTGCTAGACAAGAATTGGTTAAGCCTAGCTTGTTTGAAGTAAATGAATTCGCTAATGCGATGTATGAAGAGATCGTGTCTGAAATGGCTGGGCCTGCGTCTAAACACGATCTTGGTGATACTATCGATCGCGCAAATCATAATATCGCATCTGGCCGTAAACCACATCATGATATGCCTGCATCTGAACACGCAATATTGGCTCGGTCAATTGCGCGAGCAAAAACTCACGAGAATGAGCATGCAGATAATCCAACCCCTCCAGCTCCAACATATAAAGGCGCAGAACACCATCAAGCTCTGTTGCAGTTGGGCGGATATGCTCACAAGAAGGGCCGTCCAAAGGGTAGCACTGTTGCAGCGAAAATCGAGAAAGAAAAAGAAAAGAAAACAGCTAAAGCTACTCTAGGCGTGTGGGGAGGTCTGATGCGATGAATACGTATGATACCGAAATGATAGCTGAGGAATTCGGTGAATCTATTGCCAAACAAATTAAATTCATTTGTCCTGCTAAATACGAAATCGTAGATAAAGGTGTTGTACTAACCCGTATGGATGACGGTAAGTATATCGCTGAATTGAGTAACGATCTACTTGCTAGGTATAAAGATATGGCAAGCGATGATGCCAGTAAAGCAGACAAAGCAATGAATTTCAAACGCGGAGATAAACGATTCTCTGGTATCGTTAAAGCAACGAAGAAACAATTTACAAACGATACCAAAGTAAATGAAGCTTCAGCTAATAATACTTCCGCGCATGTCGCTGCAACGTCTTCAAATAAAAAATCTATCTCTAAAGATTCTAAGAATGGTTTAATTAAGCCAAAAAATGACAAAGAATTGTTAGCTTTGGCAACAATCAAATCAATTAAAGGTAAATGATGTCATTATTGAATACTAAACCGACCTACGCGAAAAACGTAATCGCGACTGACCGCGGATGGGTCAATTCAGATACAAACGAATTACTTGTTAGCCACAAAAACCTTAAGAGTAAATTAGATATGATGAATCCAGTTGTAGAATTTATTGCAGATGAACCAGTCCAACAGATCGTTGAATTTATTGCAGATGAACCTGTAATGGAATCGTCTAAAATGATTGCAGATACGCCAGTAAAAAATCCTGCTGTAGAAGCTGCAATTAAACGTAAACGTAAGCAAGTAAATGGCTGATAAGAAACTTTCAGCCCATCCTGCAGCTGTATCTGTAAATCCAACAGATACAGTTGGTGTACTTCAGCCAAATGGAACTGGGTTTAGTTTGCGCCTTGCGACCGTGAAGCAATTACGTGATCGACAATTCTTCACGATTGACATTGGCTCAGCCGTATTGCCTTACGTAAAAACATTCAGATTACCTGTTGGTTGCAAGATAACTGAATTACGTGCTAACATATCTTCTGCAATTGCTGATGACATTGTTTTCGGCGTGTCTCCAGTGATTACTAATACGGATGTTCGTATTTTGGCTGGTCAGACAACGTCTAAAACTGGAATTCAACCATCATACACCGGTCAAATTATACCAGATGATTCGTTGATTACTTTGTCTATTTCATCTGCATCGACTAGTTGCAACGATCTGCAAGTAAATGTTTATTACGAATGAAACCGAATTCATTAGGACAGCGATATCTAGTTATGATAACCCAATCATAACATCGGTGTCTGAATTTGAATCTGATGTTAGGCGAATTCTTACTGCGAAGACTGCAATTAGGAAATATGTCAACGACCGAGATAAATCCAAACTTCATTCTATCGTTAACCATTTCGTGATCATTGGTAACTGTTTTGGTATGAAGAATTCAGTTAGTATGATCCGGTATAAAATAAAAGAAAAAGAATTGTCCGTGGTGTCAGAATCAATAATGAATTATCTAGAATTCGTTAAAGAAAATACAATAGATGAAACTATAATGAATGAATTGAGGAAGTTATGAATGAAGATGCACCTGTAGTCTCAGTACCTACAAATACAACAGCTGGAATTGAAGGTCCTAAATTGAAAATAGGTACTGTTTCTAGAAAAGTGATAAAGTCAGTTGTTGGTAAAACGAAAAAGCAAGTTGCTGAAGAGCATCACATTATTGCAGATGTCCTATTTTGTGATGAGGATGGGACTGCGATCAATTTAGAGTGATGAACATGTGTTCTACGGATGGTGCCTCAAGGCACCATTGTTGTTTCTGGGCAAATGAACTATAACTTGGTTAAAGACCAAGCTGTTTCTTATGAATACTCTAGAACGCTCTAGAACACTTTTGATTGGTCTGGATTAGAATTCTATCGTCCTACCTAGTTTCATGTTCTTCTAGAAGCATCTAGAGTGTTCTAGTGTGGTTTGAACTGATAAGACCTGGTTGATTCTGGATTTGAACATTTGAACTGTTAGACTGTTAGACGATTGAATTTGAAAACTTATAGATGCTTTCTAGAACACTTTAAACATCTTGAACGAGTATTCTATCGTACGATGGTGTTCTGGAGTCATCTAGACGATTCTAGAAGCTTCTAGGATAGTTTGAACTGATAAGACCTGGTTGATTTTAACTTTAAAATGTTCTAAGAACATTATTTATGAGTGCTAAATGCTTTCTAGAACACTTTAAACATCTTGAACGAGTATTCTATCGTCCCATGGTATTCTAGAGTCATCTGGACGATTCTAGAAGCTTCTAGGATTGTTCATGAAGTCTAGCAAGAATCTTTCTGGTCTGTACATGAGATTCTAGAATGATCTTATAGCAGTCAACAATCAAAACTGGAGAGCAAGCTCTCCCATGCGCGTACGCGCATGATCAATAACAGTTCTTCTAGTCTATGGTCTGTACATGAGATTCTAGAATGATCAATAGCAGTTCTTAGTTCTTCTAGACTCTAGAGTTCTAGAACACTACGCGAGCTACGCTCGCCAAACACGCTATGAGCTCACGCTCATAGCCACGAACGTGCTACGCACGTGAGTTAACAGTCTCTAAGTACTCTAGTAGTCTCTAAGTACTCTAGAACTCTATAAGTACTCTAGTAGTCTCTAGAATACTCTAGTCTTAACTCTATCTCTGGTGCTACGCACCACATGAGCTACGCTCATGTACCCTCTAGTATTTTTAGTTCTCCTAGGCAGTAGAGCTTGCTCTGCTGACTCAGTCATCAGCAATCAGCAATTTTCAAATTCAATTTTTAAAAATTTTCAAATTCATTATAACGATAATTTAAACCATCAAAACTGGTTTGTAAAATCTTTTTTCGCTATTTTGTGAA